CCAGATTGTAACATTGCCATATTATCTACAGGAATAAACTCATTATCCTCTGCATCTGACAATCTAATTAATTCTTGAAAAGAAGCATCATAAACACCTCTTCTTTTTAAGGCTTCTGTCAGTACACCTATTCTCTGTGTAATAATATCAAGTTCAGTTAGCTGATCTTCATAAATGAGTATTTCCTGCACAGGCAAAGTTGTATCTGTTGTACTTACACCATACAAAGGCTCTGGCATTGGAAAAAAAGCATCTAAATTATAAGGGTCATCAAACTCTTCTAATATCTCATTAAAACCAGTGGCTACAAATATCTGCTTACTGGTTCTTTTATCCCAAATTTCCCATACTTCAGCCATATCTGGCTCAATATAGTCATCATAACTATTATAAGACTCACCATCTGATTTTGTATAACTTAAAGGTATTCTTTCACCTTTAGCACCATAATAATCAACCAGTGCTTCTCTTGTCATTAAATGTCTAAAACAAACCCATTGAACATCAGACCAACATCTTGAAGGCTGTAATGTAAAATCTTGCCAGTTGACATATTCACACATAATAGATTGCTCACCAACAAACTCCATTGGCTCACCATCTATAAAATCTCCCATAGCATCTTTTTTTACAAGATTTGGGTCAATTTCATTGCCTTTATCGTCAAGAAACTTTCTATCAACAGTTATCTCAGATAAACCACCC